GTGGAACTTTAACCCAATGCAATTTGCTTGTTTTAATATCAGACAAGGTTGTCACTACATTATCCCATTTTTCTGATGGATTACCATTTCGCAAAGCTAGTTGAGCAGGATATTCCGCTGCCAGTTTGTTAAACACCTCATTATGATAATTGAAATCTAACCAATCGTCTGGAATAACAGTATCATTTGCCTCGGTTGTACCTACGACACCTTCAGGAAATGCAACATTCCATCGGAACCCTTTGAAATAATTGTTAACGCGCATACCATCGATATGACTATCTTTAAGCATTGTGTCAAAATATCTAAGAGCCTCTCTCTTGATAGTTGCTTTATATCCATCGGTCTTCCATCCCATGTCTTCCAGATACTCACGATATAACTCACTGATTTGTTTAAGAGTTATACCATGTTGCATGTGGATTGCATTAGTTCGCATGAAGTCAAATATATGGTCTGTCTGTTCGGCCATGTCGACATCAAAATAATCATCATAGTAATCAAAGCCTAATTCTTCAAACCTCTGGATTGCCATGTTAGCAATATACGGAAGCTCATACTTGATTTGAGTCATGAGTTGATTATATTTCGTATGACTTACTTTCTGACCACTTGGGTTTACAACAATGGCACGTCGAGTAATACCCGAGTCTACGTTTCGAACTTTATAGCGTTGGTTAGAGGCTGTGATTAACAAACCAATAAATCGAACATCATAAGGTTCTTTGAATTTCTTGTTAACTGAAATGGTTTCATGACTCGTAAGTTTCAATAACGGAGTATCGTTATAAATATGACTGATGTCCGTATCCTCGTCAATTAACAATGGAACTTCTTGGATTTGTCCTGTTGCAAATTGGTCAGCACTTGTGAGCAATTTCAAATCAATAGTTCCACAATATTCCTGAAACAGCATTCGGAATATTTTTAAGACCGTACCTTTACCACTACCTTTCGAGCCATACAAATACATGAACTTCTCAATCTTGTACATGTTGTTCGTAAATAACGCTCCCATGAACCATAGAATTTTATCCAACTCCTTAGGAAGATATAAGGTACCAATCAATTCTTTAAACGCAACCGCTTCTCCTTCTTGAGGTGAGTAAGTCAATTGCGTTGTAGCGTAATCTCTCCTCTGCATCTTATGATCTGCGAACAAAACTTTCTGGTTAAAAGAAATATCGCTAGTCTCGCAAGCTTTACAGAAATCTGCAAATAAACGAAACTTCCCGGCCGAGGCTTTTCGAATCTCTTTAACATCAATTCTAAGACCAGGACGTCCGTCTTCTAATTCTCTTGCCTTACGCCAAAGCAGAGAGTCAATATCATAAAATAGGTTTTTCTGTTTAGTGTCCCAGAAACTTCCATTCCAATATGCGTAAAACTTGGAACCTTTAACAACCAAGTCTTTAGCATCGCCAAAAATAAAGTCAGGAGAAACCTCATAATCGACAGTACGATTGTTGGAAGTGAACTTTTTCACAGACACATCTAAAAAATCCACTAATTTTTACCTCCTCGTGCCGCACACATGTTTTTGCCCGCATTTCCCTATTGTTTATATATACAGTACACTTTTTAACTCATTCCGGTATACAATGGAAAATGGGAGATTTTCCTGTGTTTTTTCGGTTTTTTTATGTTTTCCCCATGTTTTTTCGTGCAGTTACCTCAAATATTATAGTAAAATTTCGTGCTGCCCGTAAAATTTTCATGTGCTGCACAAAAAAAAACGTGCAGCTAAACACCCAAATTTGACCGATTTTAGGCCAAAATCCATCAGTTTTCATCAAATATCTGGGTAATATCGAGTCAATTTCATATTAAAATCCACCAAATTTCCCACAATATTATAGCAAAATACCACTATTTAGACCTCTTAATCCACGAAATTTCGACCCGATTTACCAGTTTATTATCCGTTTGATACCTGTCAGCAACCCTAACAAGGTATTCAAAACCGCTAATTTTAGCCCGAATAACCTCTCCATAAAGCGTGGTAAGGACCGGATTTCGGCTCAATACAAGCTTCCATCCAGTCACTAAACCCTGCTTATCATGAATATAAACCGCGTCAAATGCATCGAGGACTATAGGATTTGTATTCTTTTTACCCATAGTCCCACCAACTATTTCCGTATATTTTCAGTATCTGTGGTAATCTTACCGTCCGGCTCAACAGTAAATGCTGGCTTAGTATCAAGGCGTCCATCAGGAAGTAGTTTATACCAACCATCGTTGTAGCGGATAAATAGATCAGATTGCATGTCGCCGTTATTAGGATCAAGGTAATACCAGTCTTCAAAGTATTTGACCCAACCGGTTTCCATAGCACCGCTTCGATCGAAGTAATACCATTTACCACCGATTTTCTTCCAAGAAGTGGCCATATAGCCATCCTTGTCGAACCAATACCAATGACCATCAGTGTGTTTCAACCAGCGTTCAGAATACATATATCCTTCTTCATCGAAGTAGAACCATGAGTGATTATCTTCAATATACTCGAAGCGACCAGCAGGATATGTACCGTTACCACGCGCCCACCAGTAACCTTTAGAGTCTTCCTGCCAGCCTTTCTTAACAGGTGCAGGATTAGCATCTGGATTTGTCAAGCGATATACATAGTAGTAAGGCTTGCCTGCATACGCCCACCTTTCATCATGGTCATTTACAGAAATACCGTCGTAAGGATAGTTACAGTGGATGATGTTATCGCCGTCGATAAAAATACCGGTGTGTCCACCAGCACCTGAGGAATAACCTTTACGCCCCCAGATGAATACGTCACCACGCTGAGCAGTGAATGGTGTGTTTTCGGAAATCAATTCGAATCCATTTGCGATCAACCAAGCATGTTGATACTCGGTATTTACAGCCCAACCAGCAGAGGCTGCACCTGCGCTACGATATGCGTAGTATACGGCTGATGAGCAATCGTAAGAGTCATCTCCATCACGAGATGTCATACTGTAGGACACTTGTCCTTTTCGAGCGTACATCCAATCAATTGCTGTGTTAATGTCAATTGTCATTTAGTTTTTCTCCTTTAGTTTGTTTATATGTTTCGTTTGAGTTTTCGTCAATAAACGAGGGATCGTAAATTATCTTTTCTTCAGGGTATCGTCGAATAAATTTCATAATTTACCTCCACTTCGATATTCAGGTCTAAGACCTGGTGGGATATAATTTGGATGATAGTTTTTAATACCCTCAAGCAATGAGTTATCCTTGACAGCCTTCTCAGAAATACCAATTTGCTTCTTGATACTACTGAAAGTTTCAGAGTCGACAAAATGGATAGGATTTCCATTCTTATCAAATTCCTTTCTTCCAGGTTTACCAATTCGAATTTCACCTTGATACCCTGAATCATTTCCAAAACGGTTATCCCATTTCTTAAGTTTTTTCTTATCTTCCTCTAGACGAGTGAGTTTAAGGGCCTTAACAATAAATTTGATATTGGCTCGGACAGTAGTGATTATGGTTGTTACCATGTCCTTATCAATACCGGTCGACTGGATGTTTGTCTCAAACTCTTCGAATTTGTCTTCTTCAATAATGTATATAGAAAGAAATTCAATTTGGTTCTTCATCAAGATTAGATAATGTCCGTATTGGTCAATATCTTTTGAGCTCTTTAATAGGTTATAGTATCGTTCGATTTCTTTTATATACACTTCTACCGAACTAATACCTGTGTAAAATTTGGTCAAAACTATCACTCCTTCTTAGCCAATGCGTCACTTGCAAATTGGATAAAATGCTCCAAACCTTCTTTAGTTAGATTAGGAATAATACAGTCCAAAGCTAACAAAAGGTCATACCCATTTACAGATTCGGATGTTTTGTTCTTGTAATCCAATATCGCCAAAGGCTTAATATCGTCCTTAGCAGCACCACTTGTGAGAAGAACTTTAATATGTTCGTTCTGTTTAACGAACAACTCCTCCAGTTCCTCATAGATATTTTTAGGCTCTTCCTTACGAGGAATTTCGGGAATATGCCCCGGTTCCAAATCAAAACAATCCATACCAGTCTGTCTAGACAATAAGGCTCTAGATTTACCAATACCCCTTGGGATTTTGTATCCTCGGGCAACAGTTGGAGTATTTAGAAGTCTTAGTAAGGTTAATTTTAACGCCGGATCTTCAAGAATTTCAGGACTAATATTTGTATTGTCCGAAATCTTTACTCGTGGATATGGATTAATCAAAGATTCAGGGTAAAATTCTGCAATATTTGCCATAACGACCTCCTACAGTCTAAACGGAAAGATCATACCAAGAACCGTACGTTTGCGTTCGGGCTCTTCTTCAGGTTCCTTAAGATCTTCTAGAATATCATCTGGAATATGGAACTTCTTGTTTAGGAATTCAGGTTTCTTATTCTCAGGTTCATCCGAGATTTTGTAAGCAGCAGATACAATTGATTGAAGAAGATGATTTTTCTCAGCAACTCGTAGATTAGGATAGTCATTTACAATACTTGCAATTTCACTGAAGTCAATATTCCCAGTTAAAACCAAAGCCGCGATCTGTTCATATTTTTCTTCTCGATAAGAGCAGTAAGTCAATCTTTTAGACAAAGGAATATTTTGGTCACGACAAATAATGATGTTGTCGAATAGATCATTAAGAGTTGATTTAGCAATATCTAAAAATGTATTGTTGAATATCTCTTTAACTGGATTATATAATTGAAAGATTAACACATCAGGATTTAATTTTACATAAGTATGAAT